CAGGAGCTGGAGCTTTTGGAACATCAGCGGTCGCTAGTGTAGCAGGATCCACGATAGGTTCATCTGTTGCTGCGCAACTAGCAACAGGAGCAACCCTAAATTTAGCAGGCTCAGCAGTAATGATGCTAGGAGCAAACTTAGCACTTATGGGTCTTGCAGAAATGTCGGCACCAGATCCAGATAAAACAACAAATGATCCTTCGTATCTTTTTAATGGCGCACAAAATCACATTGAACAGGGGCAACCTGTTCCACTTCTCTATGGAGAACTTACAATCGGAGGCGCACCAATTTATCAAGGATATACACCAGGAGTAAGAACAGGATATACAAAAGGAATTCATATTATTGACGGTACAGATTCACAAAATTCAAGAATAGGATCAAATCCTTATAGCGGTACATACACAAACTTTAGTACCTCAAATTCTGGAGCAATGTCAAATCAACCTTCTTCAGGATGGGTAGGAACAGGAAATAATACTTTTGATCAAGTAATGGACTATATAACAACCCCAAGCAGCGGACTCGTAAAAACTCCGCTACTAGACGACATGTTCGAGCAGGTAAAATAATATGGCAGATAATTCATCAAAATACAGTACAAGAGCTTTCGGAAACAAAAGCATTGTAGATTTAAAAAGTCCAAATAAGGAACAAACAGCTATTGTCTACGATTTATTAGCAGAAGGTCCAATTGCTGGGCTAGTAAATGATATTTCATCAGTTTACTATAATGATGTTCCCTTAGTTGATTCAGTAAATAATGATATTTTAAAACCTCGTAAATTTACAGCAAACACAACAGCAAGTAGTACTTCTATAACTGCAACTGAATTGGGAACCATTCGTACTCTTAGTTACAATAATAAAACTGGTCTTGGTATCGGTGGAAGAATAATTTCTATCGTTGGAGCAGGAACAAAAGGAACAGGGATAGCAAGTATTACCGCAGGTTCTGCAAAAGTTACAACTTCTTCTAGTTTCTTTACTCAAGCACTTATAGATAATCAAGGAAAAGGACTACCAGTTTATATTCGTATTACAGGAGCAGGACCGGGCGGTCAAGATCTTGTATGTGGTATCAAAAAAATAATAAGTACAACAGCTGCAGAATTAACTATTCGTGCTTTTACAACAGTCTCAAGTGCAAACATTGTACAAGATCACGTAACAACATTAAGCTCAATTTCAGGAAATACAGCAACATTAGCAGTTGCAACTCCTACTGCTACTACAGGAGCAATCTGCGTAGTAAGTGGACCTTCTCTAGACAATTCTGCACAATTAGCAAACTTTTCTCATGTTTCTTTTGGAATGAGAACAGGAGAAGCTTTACAAAGCCCTTTATTAGTTCCTGGTTTTACAGGATCATCAAGCACAGTATATGATGCAAATATACAAATAAGACAAGCAGATTTAGCAAATGTTTCAGCTTTATCCAGTTTAGGTACTAACTATAATGGAACAGATGGAGGTGTAAAAAACGGAATAGATGAGCCAGGAAATAATGGACAAGGATCTGCGTCAGATACAGTATTAACTGCTGCAGCAATGGGCGTTTCGAATCCTGAAGAAGTAGACGAAGTCCATCTTACTTTTAGTTTTCCTGAATGTCATGCATTTAAAAGTTCAGGTGCAAAAGGACCAAGTTTTGTTGAGTTTCAAATGTTCTTTGAATATACTTCAGATGGTCTAAACTATACTAGTGCTTTAGCTTTCGGACCTTCAAATTCAACAATTCTTTCAAGAACCCCTGAATGGGGAAACAATGTTACATATGGTGTAAATAATACCTCTATACCTAGTAATGGGTATATAAAACCAAGAAATGGGCAATACTCCGAATTTATTGAAGAATTTGTAATGAATGTTGAACAATTCCAACCTTTTACAAATTATAGAGTACGTATACGAAGAATAACAGACGAAGATTTTAAAGATGGTAGTTTTCAACACAAAAATGCTTCATATCTAAAAACAGTAGAGAATATAACAAAAGATAGGTTATCATACCCATACGCCGCTTATGCAGCAAATGTATTTAATGCAAAAGATTTTACTGGTGGTTTACCAAGTAGAGCATATAAATTAAAAGGAAAATTAATTCAAGTTCCTACTAATTATTTAACAAGAGATGAAAGTTCAGATGGCACTGCAAAATATACACGATTAGTTGGAGGCTCTGCACCTAATTATACTGTATCAGAAGAAGCTTCTTATCAAACTTGGAATGGAGCATTTCGAGGAGATAGAGATACATGGGCAGAAGGACATCCAAATAGAGATTTAGTATATTGTAATAATCCAGCTTGGGTATTTTATGATATTCTTACAAACAATCGTTATGGAGTAGGACAATTTGTTGACAAATCTCTCATAGATAAATATTCACTTTTTGAAATTGCAAAATATTGTGATGAACTTGTATCAGATGGAGAAGGCGGACTTGAACCTCGATTCACAACTAATTTATACTTAGATAAAACTGCAGAAGCAACAAAAGTATTACGAGATATTGCAAGTATATTTAGAGGAATGGTACTTTGGTCAGATGGAGAAATTGTAGCGATTGCTGATAGACCAAAAGAAATTGTTTATACTTTTACAAAAGGAAATGTTGAAAATGGTGTATTTACATACGAAGGTACAGGAGATAGAGTACGAACAAATCAAGTAAAAGTAACATGGAACGATCCAAAAGATAACTATCGACAAGCAATTGAATATGTAGAAGATCATCAAAATATATTAAATACAAACAGACTTGTACGAGAATCTTCTGTTGCTTTTGGATGTACTTCTCGTGCACAGGCACATAGATATGGTAAATGGAAACTATTATCGGCACAACTAGAAAAAGAGACAGTTAGTTTTACAACAGGATTAAATGCAATTGGATTAAGACCTGGAGATATAATTGGTGTACAAGATGCGGATAAAGATGGATATTCTTATTCTGGAAGAGTATCTAATACCGGTACAAAAAGTACTACAGTAATTCCACTTGATAGAACAATAGCACTACCTTCATATGCAGCAGCTTTTCCTCCACAATTATTACTTATATATCCTGAAGGAGGATGTTATCTTGAACAAGAAGTCGCAGTTATTAATACAGTAACTTATTATAAAGGTGACCTACTATTAGAAAATCAAAATGGTACTGCACTTGATACTCAAGAAGAAGCAGCAAACTTAAAAGACGATAATGGAGACCGAGTACTTAATTTTTGGTCAGAAAACGTAAGAGTTGAAAAACAGAATATATCTACAAGCGCTGGAAATGTTTCTAGCTTAACAGTATCTTCCGCCTTTAGTTCTATTCCAGATGCAGAAGTAATTTGGGCACTTCAATTATTTAATACTGATGGTACTCCGAAAACTGGAACAACAAAAGAGTTTAAAGTCATTTCTGTAAAAGAAGAAAAAGATCAAAAAGTACAAATAGTAGCTGCAGAATTTGCAAAAGGAAAATTCGGAGCAGTCGACAGAGGTTATACACTTTACAGTGCACCTGTAGATGCAAACCCTGATAGGGATGATGTAATACCAGCGCCTACAAATATAGTTGCAAAGGTAGAGCCCATGAATTCCGAATCACCAGATTTAGGAGAAACTGTAGACATTGTAACTTCTGGAGGAGCTAAAGTAACCGTTAGTTGGAATGCCCCTCTTACAAGCGAGGGTTTAAAATATAAAAATATAGCAGGTTTTGAAATAAAACATAATTTTAGTGGAGGGTTTGAAACCGAGATTACAAATGGGGAAGATCAGACTTTTGTATATGATAATGTTAGCATTGGCGAATATGAAGTTCATATACGAACAATTACAACTATAAATACATATTCTCGATGGATCGTTCGATTGGTAGAAGTAGGAAAAAATGAAATTCCTTCTTTTTCAGGATTTAATAAATCTCAAATACCTGTCGGAGGACAATTCAATCAAGCTATCTCAATTGATTCAAGTACAGGATTACTAGAAATTGGTTCATCAACTTATAACTTTATAGGAGTAGATGGAACAGAGTATATATTCTCTGGAACTGGAACTGGAAATTATCAGCAGTCATTTGCAGGTATGGGAGCAAGCGCAACAGCTTTTCTATTATTTGATGGAGATGCAACTTCTGATCATTTAAAAGCAGTAAAGTTAATTTCAGACTCAAATGTAAGTCCTGCTGTAGAATATTATGCAGAAGTT